CACACGGTGCACAGGCAATACGTCAATCTAAAAAATATATTAGATATCAATCAGGTAAAGGTTGTATGTACACAACGGGTGCCTTATTTGCTCCAAGTTATGATATTTTAGATTGTACAGCAGATGGTATCAATGCTGGTTCAACAATCACAGTTACAGTTGATGATGTAGATCACAATTTACAGGTCGGTGCAAAAATCAGATTGGTTGGTATTGCCACATCAGGATATGATGGCACATACACAGTTGCTTCAGTAACAAGTGAAAGAGTTTTGACTGTAATAGCACAAATCACTCTAGGAGCCACAACAGCAGAATTTACAGATCAACCACAGGTATCGTTGTATCAATGGAATGGTGCAACTGTAAGATCAGGTATATTTGATGATCAAAACGGAATTTTCTGGGAATACGATGGACAACAAACAAACGCAGTACAACGTACAGCAACAAGACAGTTGGCTGGTACTGTAACTGTAACACCAGACTCCAACACAGTAACAGGTGTTGGCACAAGATTTAGAGAACAACTTAAAGCAGGTGATAGAGTTGTAATCAGAGGTATGACACACGTGGTTGCAGGTGTGGCAAGTAACACATCTATGAACGTTACTCCAGATTACAGAGGTGTTAATGCTTCTGCTGGTGTTAAAATTTGTGCAGTCGTTGATAAAAAAGCAAAACAATCAGAATTCAATAGAGATGTATTGGACGGCAATGGTCCAAGTGGATACAATTGGAACGTATCTAAGATGCAGATGATTGGGATACAATTTTCATGGTACGGGGCTGGATTTATTGACTGGATGTGTAGAGGTCACAAAGGTGAGTTTATATTTGTCCACAGAATGAGAAATTCAAACATTAACACAGAAGCATTTATGAGAACAGGTAACCAACCTGTGCGTTATGAAGTAACAAATGAAGGTCCAAATGGTAGATTAGAAGCAGACATGACTGCTGTACAAACTACTGTGCCTTTAGTTGATGCTTCATTCTTCCCAACAACAGGTGGAACAGTGTTTATTGATAATGAAGTTATTACATTTACGGGTGTGTCAGGTGACACATTAACAGGTTGTACACGTGCGGCACAGTTAACAAACTTTGCTTCAGGTGCCACAAGATCATACACAGGTGGTACAGCAAGTACACACTTTAGAAATTCAGGTGTTGTATTGATATCCAACACAGCATCTCCAAACATATCACACTGGGGATCAGCATATCTAACAGATGGTAACTTCGACGAAGATAGAGGATACCTATTCAGTTACGCGGCAACAGGTCTTGCTTTAACAACAACAAGACAAACTGTATTCCTATTAAGACTAGCACCTTCAGTATCGAATGCATTGACAGGTGACTTGGGAGACAGAGACTTATTAAACAGAGCACAGTTGCTACTAGACGGTATTGAAATTACATCTAACCCAGCGGCATCAGGTGATCAAGGTCAGTTGGTCGTACAGGGTGTATTGAATCCACAAAACTATCCAATTGATCCAGCAGATATTGGTTGGGCAGACTTAACGGGTGTTGCCCAAGGTGGTCAGCCAAGTTTTGGTCAGATAGCGGCAGGTGGTTCAGTTAACTGGAACGGTGGTGCATCAACTACCACTCAAACAGCAGACACTCAAGCACAGATGACTGCAACAGCAAACCACTGGTTCAACTTGAGTGGTAACAGAAACTATGCATACTTCCTTGAAGCACAATGGGAAGGCAAGGGTTTAAGAGTTGGTATGTCAGTTACTTCAGGACAATTCCCTGCAGGTACAGTTGTTACACAGATTATTGACTATAACTCATACTACTTTGTAAGATTCAACAACAGACACACAGGTATATCAGGTGGACAAGCAGTTGATTTTGCACTAGGTGGTGACCTAACAGGTACAAACTTCTTGTACATGGACCAAGCAAGTTGGGAGGCTTCAGGTGCAGTAAGTGGTACAGAAGTTGACACAGGTTACACTAATTTCCCACCAGGTACAACAGTACAACAGGTTGACACATTAGATACATTTGGAGCAACAAACTTCTACAGAGTGGTGTTCACACAGACATCAACAGGAACGATTGCCGCGGGTAGTTCAATCACGTTTGTATTTGGTCAACCACCATATGCACAACCAGGTGAAACAATCTTTTCATTCATTGCGGTACCGGGAGAACGTGCAAACTTGGCACTTGACAAGATCAAGGTATTGACTAACACAACACTAGGTGGACGAGGTACGTTCCCTAATGGTCCAGACGTGTTGGCAATTAACGTTTATAGAACAGCAGGTACAGGTGGTGTTCCAGCAACAGTAACACTGCGTTGGTCAGAAGCACAAGCGTAATTTTTATTTTTCTTCTAAAGGTTTTAATTGGCTATCACCTTTGATAATTCGATAATTATCTTCAGGATCGTCAGCAGTGCTAACTTCAGTTATACTACCTGAGTCGGTGATGCATTGTAATTGATGTGGCATCAAAGGCAAATTTCTCCATGTTTCGCCTTCTTTTAATTCTTTTGTGTAAAGAGTTGCGTCTTTCGTATCAATCCAACTCAATAAAAATTTTCCTGAATTGACAAACCAACTTTCATCTTTTGTTTTATGAAAATGCATTGAAAATTTAGCATTCTTTTTTGTAAAAACTAAAAGTTTTCCGCAATACTGATCATTGGAAGCGAATATTAATTCGTAACCCCAAGATTTATCTACTTTACCTTCTTTATTGATCATTTAAAAATTCTTCAACTGTTTTAAAATTGTGTTGTATATGTTTATTTAATTCTGTTAAATCTGCTGAGGTGTAGGTCTGATACTGTCCTTGTAATTTTCCAGGCATTGGTATTATTTCTATTTCAGCATTGTATTTTTTGGCAACCAAATCAGCAACTTTTTGAAAAGAAATTGGTGCTCCTGTGCCTATATTGAAAATTCCGGATACATCTTTTGTAAGCATTTTGCCATGCACTTCACACACATCATTTACACTTACAAAATCTCTTAGATATTTGTCACTGTTTTCAAATAACTTTATTTTGCCTGTTTTGGCTTGGTTTGCAAATTTAGTAATTGGCGATGCTTGATCTCCTTTGCTTTCTTCATTGTTTCCATACACGTTAAAATATCTGAAACCCTGCACAAGAACTTTAAATTCTCCCATGATGCTTTCAACGAATCTATCAAACATATATTTGCTCCAAGCATATGCATTGAGAGGATACACATCACCGTCTTCTTTAAAGTTTCCAGTGTTACCATACACACTTGCCGAACTAGCATATTGAAAGTTTGTACCCATTGTGTCACACATTTCTAAAAGTTTCATACTGTATTCTAGATTGTGTTTTAAAATTTTATCCACATTCCTTTCAGTGGTGCTTGATATTGCTCCAAGATGTATTACCCAATCGTATAAAGAAGGGTCTGGAAAATGATTATAATTTTGCCAAGGAAAGCCAATCACTTCATGTCCTTCTTTGGCTAATTGCATTCCTAAATGACTGCCTATAAATCCTTTGTATCCTGTTAAACAAATTTTCACGTGTTACTCCACAATTTTATAATTTCCTCTGAGCCTTTTGGCGCTATATCTTTTGTCAATTCGTCTGTATGATGTGCTACATAATTTATATTAATGTTTACTCTTGACCTTTTATCTGTACAAGTACTGCCAGAGTGTTCCATATAACTAGGAAATATAACCATAGAGTTCTCAACACTAGGTACTTTATCGCCATCTTTGAATTCTGTGTATCCGTTGTTTGTATTACAATAAAAAATTGCTGTGTAACTTAATGGCACACTTACATCACAATGCATACCATGAGTTATGATCTCACTCTGACTGGGTATATTATTTGCTTTGACACGTAGAAAAGTATGTGGTTGTAACACAGCAAATATCGGTATTAACATATTCCATAGTTCTGGTCCTGTCACAATGTTGCTTACTTCGTGAAATTTGTGTACAAATTGTATTTGTAATCTTTCATCTGTGTTTGCTTGGTGAGGATGTACAACGTGGTCTTGATAAAACCAAGGAAATTTATCACTAAACATTATATCTTTAATGCTTTGAAATTGTTCTTTACTCAACGCATCTGTAATTATAATTTTATTATTTTTTATTGTTTTGTTCATTTACTTTGTCCACTATATTAGATGTCGAAAAACCTTGTACTGTGGGAAAAATTTTTACATCTGCTAATTCATTTCCTACTGTTGTTGCCACAGTGTAATCTCCACCTTTGACTATGATGTCTGGTCCATTATTTTTTATTGCTTCTATTGGAGTATCTTCATTAAACACAACAACTTTATCTACCCAAGGTAATTGTAATAATTGTTGTTCACGTATTAGAGCATTATTATATGGTCTATCATCGCCCTTTAATCTTTTTACACTGGAGTCAGAATTAATGCCAACAATCAGAATATCTCCCTGTTGTTTTGCAAATTTTAATAATTCTAAATGTCCTTTATGCAATATATCAAACACACCATTTGTCCATACCACTGTGTCTTCAACATCTGTTTTAGAAATCACAGATACTCCTCTTTTTTGTACAATTTTTTGAGCACCTTTATATGCAAGTTCACAAGCACTAGGAATATCTTTGTATTGACTGTAATGAGCAATTATGGCAAGCACAGAATCACCTGCACCGCTAACATCTGATACTTCAATTGCATCACCTTTTATATGTGTGTATGAATCTTTGCTAACCACATGAATGCCATTAGCACCATCAGTTACAATTAACCATGTCCACAAATTGAATACACATTTTTGTTGTGCAATTTCAATGTTAAATTTGCCAAACCATGCTTCGTATTCTTTCATGTTTGGTTTTACTAAAAATGCTCCAATATATCTACTGAATCCTTGCTTTGGATCTACATAAACATTTTTACATTTTGTTAAAATTTTTTGGACTGTATCTTTTTGTATTACTCCTTTGTTGTAATCGCTGATTAAAACAGTGTCAGTATCTACAAGGTCTTTCAATAATTCATCTTCAACTGTGCTTTTGGTATATGATAGTTCTTTGTCTACTCTTAACAGATGTTGACCATTTTGTCCTACCATTCTTGTTTTGGTTGTGGTCATTTCAGCATCTTGGCAAACACGTGACGATATGTTATTTTGCAGTAAAATTTCAATGATTTTGTGCCCGGCAATGTCTTTGCCCACGGCACCATATAGCCACGTGTCTGTGCCCAAGTTTGACAGGTTTAAAGCGAGGTTTCCTGCCCCTCCAACGTTGAAGTCTTTTGTTTTCTCTTTGAGTACAATGACTGGTGCTTCTGGACTGACTCTATCACAATCTCCTTCAATCCAGGAGTCCAACATTACGTCACCAATTATTTTAATCATTGCATTAATTTTAACATTTTGAACACAGTATCCAATTTTAATTGATTCATTTTATTTTGGATAGTTTTGCGTAATCCTTGATGCAAAGGTTTGGGCCAATGACCAAAACTTACCCAGGCATAGCCATCGTGTTCTGTATTCAATTTTGGAATAAATTCTTTTTCAACAACGCAGATGTATGTGTGATACAAAAAGTTTTCATCATTACTGATAAAGGTTTCCATTGGTATCCTTTTAATAATATTCTGGTCACCAATTTCCTCTTTTATTTCTCTTTGAAGACCTTCCCATAAATTTTCATTGGTAGTTGTACCTCCAACTAGTCCCCAAACTTGATTTTGTTTACTTTGCGTTCTATGTAACAACAAGAAACGTTGTGTGTCTAAAGTGTAGAAGAGTGCTCCACACCCGGTTATTTTACTGCTCATGTAATTAATTATGTGACTAGGAGATCTTCCAAGTGCCTTTTCGATATTCGCCTTCGAACGATAATAACCATTCACTACCATTCCATTTGTATTGTACACCTGTTTTTAAATTGGTAATGTATGAAGGTATAAATGTGCTGTCGCCTGGATCAGGATTAGCACTTGCATCAAAAATTATTTCCCAATTAGTACCATTCCATTCAACAATGTCATTAGCACCTGCTACCAAATCAATATTACTGTCACCTTTCCAAGCATCTGCGCCATCAACATTTGAAGCACTGCCTATATCTTTTAATAATAATAATCTTTTTCCATTTTGTTTAACACCTGATGGATTGTATGTTGTTGGATCAACTATAAAGTCCACAGAACCTCTTGTATCTACAGGGCCAACAATTACTGTATCAGTTGGAATAGTGTCTTCGTCCCAAGTAACTAGCAGTTGGAAAGGATTTGTTTCATTCACTGCAACTGTACCAATCACTGGTACATCTATTCCTTCTCTATGTAGAGATATTTGACTTAATCCTGTTTTGAAATTTGGAATAACATCTAAATATCCGTCCCATACTATTCCGCCAATAACACCTTTGTCTATAATTTGTACAACACTGTTTAACACATACACATCAAATTGTGTGCCTGTTGTTCCTTGTACAGAACTTGTATCTTTTCTTGTTGCAACACTCGAATCAATAGTGCCATCTGCACTTGCTCTAATGTCTGCTTTAATACTTTTTTCGTAATCATCTTGATACGCCATAAGTTCAGGCATTGTTTGACTTAAATCTATATTTCCTGTTCTTTCATTGAATATACTTGTGATGATATGAGTTATCACTCCTAACTTTTTAACTTTTGTAGGTGGACTAATGTATATAGGCATTGTAAAAGTCATTGATGCGACATCTATTTCTGTTTCTGTGCCTGTTGGAATTGTATTAGAAGCAAATGATATATTCGTTAACTCAACCACACTTAAACTTGTCCAGTCCACATAGTTGTCAGTTGTTTGTATTTCTAAACTAGGGTTGAACAACATCATAATTTGTTCCATAATTTGTAATTTTTGTTCTGTATTACTTGTCCACATATCAACAGTCATTGTTAGTGTGTAAGGTGTAGGCATCAAACGTTCTACAGTCACGTTTTTTCCTTGAGTGTTTAGATACTCTTTATTATTGCTGTCATATGCACGTTCTCTAATGTGTATTTTACTCACAAAACTTGCATCTGCAATTCGTGTTCTGTCCATTTCTAAGTTAGTAACGTATGCCGCCATTCTTGGAACAGAAGGCAATTTATTTTCAGAATTGTCTCTAATAATGTGAGCAACTTGTCTTGTGATGTTTCCGTACATTACAGGCACTTGTCTTAATGCGCCATCGCCATCTTTGTATGAAAAATTGCTTAATAGACGAATTAATTGAGTAATATATCTTCTAATTTGTCCATCGTAAAAATGTTGCATTATTTTTTCTCTTTATTCTTTTCGTTAAATTTTTTACTTTTAGGTGCGTAATACGTTCTTACTTTCCCCATATAATTTTTAGTTACCTTTTTAAGTCCTTGCGGTCCTGCTGTATGATCCATTGGTATACCGACTATGCCAAATAACTCTTTTAATTTCATTATCCATCCGCCTTAGGTCTTAATGCTTTTGATAAACTTTGTCTTTCTTTTACAGTTTCGCCACCAACATTTCTAGTTTTTGTATTATTGATAAACGTTCCTTTTTGATTTGCTCTTGTATCTGTTTGTGACAATGTATGACGTATATTATCTTCCATTTTCACCCAACGTCCACCATCATATCTAAACAATCTATTTGGTAAGAAGTCAGTACGTAAAAAATAATCGCCTTTGTCTGAAGCAGTTGGGAAACTTATTCCAAATCCAAATACTTCTCCATTAGGTGCAAGTCCGTCACCTAACAAGTAACCATCATAACCAGTTTTACTAGGTGTTTGATTTACTCTATCTGCTAGTGTATTTTGTGTAGTTGTATCTAATTGTGTTGTATCTGTTGTAACAAGTTCAGGTTTGCCTTTATCATCAACTTGTAGAGTGTAAAAATGTGCAATATCATATCCTGACTTGCCGGAATCTGCTTCTGCTTGTTGTACAACTGCATTATTAATTTGCATTTCTTGTTCATATGTAGAAAGTACATCACGTAATTTTTGTGAAGAACCTTCTTCTGTAGGCAAATCAAGTATGTCTTTAAATTCTTGTGAGTCGTAAATTTGTTTTAATTTTACTCTGTAAAGATGTGGATACCAAGTAGGTGAAAAACCTTCTGCCGCTCTGTTGATATCTTCTACAACATAAAAACGTTTGAGTGCAACTTGAAAATCATTCAACGCATATTCATCTTTTAGATGTGGTAATTCAAATACATCACCTGGCATAATTTTTCTGCCCAAAGTTTTTACACTTGAAGTGATAGGTATAGTCATAAACAGTGTGTCATTGGCTAGGAAAAGTCCAAATTGACTCATATCAAAGTCTATGTCTGCAACATTATAAATTCCACGAAGTTTGTACACATCAGGATCATACTTTCTATCCCTATTTTCTAGGAATAACATATCCTGAATGTTGGTTTCTTTTACAGCATTGTATCTTGGTTCAGCCGCTGTGGCATCGTCCTCACTTGGATTCTTAGGTCCTAGGTATTTGTGTACAAAGACATCAGTACCGCCAACAGTGAACATTTCTGCTACTGTTTTATCTAAAAACGTGTAATCATGACCTTTTTCGGGTTTATATAGACTTAATCTTGGCATACTGTTATATTTATCGGATGGTCACTACTGATAAATATCAGTAAGGATATTATAAATGAGCAATTTAACCACAGAAAAACAAGAGGTATTTGACTACGTATTCAATTCGCTAGGTGGCGGAATGGTAGACGTAGAACTGGATCCTTCACACTACGAAACAGCATTGCAGGACTCATTAGACAGATTTAGACAGAGATCAGACAATTCTGTTGAAGAAAGTTACATTTTTTTGCCCCTTGAAAATGATGTCAACGATTACACTCTTGCTAATGAAATAATAGAAGTACGTCAAATATTCAGAAGATCAATTGGGTCAAGATCAGGCGGTGGTGACGGTGGTACAATCTTTGAACCATTCAATTTAGCATACACAAACACATACCTTTTAGCCAGTTCTAATATGGGTGGTGTAGCAACATACAACTTGTTTTCACAATACCAAGAACTAGTAGGACGTATGTTTGGTTCATTTATTGAATTCAAATGGAACACAACAACTAAAAAATTAACTATTCTACAAAGACCAAGAGCAAACGAAAAAGTGTTGATGATGGTGTATATGCACAGACCAGATTCAGAATTATTCAAAGATTATTTGGCAAAAAAATGGATCAAAGATTACACTTTGGCAAAATGCAAGTTCATGCTTGGTGAAGCCAGAAGCAAATTCAACACAATAGCAGGTCCACAAGGTGGTACGTCATTAAATGGTGACACTTTAAAACAAGAAGCACAGGCAGAAATGGAACGACTTGAACAAGAAGTCAAAACTCAAACTGCTGGTGGTCAAGGCTATTCATTCTTAATTGGTTAATTCCATATTGACATATTAGTATTTTTGTTGTATTATCGTATGATATGCAACATCAAATGATTCCATTATTCTCCGTGCCTTTGTACAAAGCACCAATAGGTGAATTGGATGTACTCCAAAAAACATGGATCAGAGAGTTAGATTTCCCACCACAAAGTGTTGGTACAGATCATTCCGATGATCACTTGCCACCTGAAAATAGAGGTATGCATTTATTGGATACTCCCCAATTGAAATCACTGAAAGCAAATATACAAAAAAGTTTAAAACATTTTACAAAAGATGTGCTGGGCATAAAAGAAGAATTTAGAATCACAACAAGTTGGATCAACAGAAACAACAAAGGCGAACAAATATATAAACATTCACATCCTAACAGTGTGATAAGTGGTGTGTACTACATAGAAACAACACCAGATTGTGCACCAATAATATTTGAGAAGCCTTATTTGTACACAAATATTGCACATCAAAATGTTCAACTTACGTATGAAGAAAACAACAAAAACGAATACAACACAGACTACTATGGTGTTAAACCTAAGCCAGGAGAAGTATTGATGTTTCCATCTTGGTTGGAACATACAGTATATCCTCAACCTGCTGATGTGGCAAGAATCAGTTTGGCTTTTAATAGTTTTCCTGTAGGAAAAATTGGATCAGGAACAAAACAATTAGAAATATGATTATAGGAATATGTGGCTTGATTGGATCAGGCAAAGACACAATAGCAGATCATTTAGTTGATGATCATTCATTTGTAAAATTGTCTTTTGCAGACAAACTGAAAGACAGTGTTGCCACAATGTTTGATTGGAACAGAGACCTACTGGATGGCAAAACAGAACAGAGTAGAAAATGGCGTGAACAAATGGATCCTTTCTGGAGTATGGAATTGAAACATGAAGTGACTCCAAGACTTGTACTGCAAAAGTTTGGAACAGAGTGCATGAGAGATGGATTCTATGATGGCATATGGGTTAGTTTAGTTAAAAAGAAACTTAAAGACAATCCACAGATTAATTGGGTAATACCTGATGTAAGATTCGAAAATGAAGCAAACATGATACAAGAATTAGGTGGTGAAGTTTGGTGGGTAAAACGTGGACAACTGCCTATGTGGTTTAGAATGTATCAAGACATTGGGCAGAAACCTAAAGATGTACACGCATCTGAATGGGCATGGGCAAATACAAATTTTAATGCTGAATTTGAAAATAATTCAACTATTAATAGTCTTAAAAATCAGGTACAAGATCACCTTGTTTCCAACGGATTCCTTCAAGGTGCAAAGATCTTTGGCAGTTAGCACACACAGTCTTTAAATTACTGAACTTACAATTATCAAGATTACCATCTATGTGAAACACGTTGAAGTGTGATTCATAGGTGCTTTTGTGACCACATTTATCACATTGCTTGTTGATACGATAGCCAGCCACGTGCCATTTAGGCATATATCCGCTTGGTCCTCCATATCGCAAACACAACTCACATTGCTTTCTGTAATAGGTCTTACCTGCCTTTTTATAATTTACTGCGGCTGGTCTTTTACTACATTTTGTACATAATGGTCTCATATGCACGTATTTACCTGCCCTTTCCTACCCCTTTTTTATACCTTTTAATTTGGTGCATTTCGGCATTATGTCATAAATACAAACAATAATAAAGTTTTTAATACTTTAAGTAGGAGATAAGCAAATGGCATTAGTTTCACCAGGAGTACAAGTCAGCGTAATTGACGAAAGTTTTTATACACCAGCAGAACCAGGAACGGTTCCATGTATATTCATAGCAACAGCACAAGACAAAACGTCTAGTTCTGGAACAGGCACAGCACAAGGAACAACAGCGGCAAATGCCGGTAAAGTTTTCTTGATGACATCACAAAGAGAATTAGCAGAAACATTTGGTGATCCAGTATTCAAAACTGATGCAAGTAATAATCCAATCCACGGTGGTGAAACAAACGAGTACGGATTACAAGCGGCTTATTCATTCTTAGGTGTTGCCAACAGAGCATTCGTTGTAAGAGCAAATGTTGATTTAGGTCAATTAGAAGCAAGTGCAACAGCACCAGCGGCAAATCCAGTTGCAGGTACATACTGGTTTGACACAGTAAATTCAAAATACGGAGTATTTGAATGGAATGGTTCAGCGGCAACTACAACAGGTGGTCAATCATTTACAAACCAACCAGTAACAGTAATTACAGACGCAGATCAAATTTCAGCAAACTTTCCTAAAAATTCAGTAGGACAAGCAGGTGATTATGCGATCAATGCCACTGACACAAACAACGATTTATTCTACAAAAAATATGATGGAGCCTGGGTAGCAGTAGGCACAGCGGATTGGGTAGGTTCTAATCCAACTATTAAAGGTTCAGCAGGTGGTACAATAAGTTCAGGACAGAACTATGTAATCACAATTAATGCACAAAACACAACAATCACAAACAGTGGTACAACAGTTGATTCAGCAGTGACTGACATCACAGGTGCTGGTGTTTCAGGATTAAGTGCAAGAAACAACGGCGGTATCTTAGAAATATATTACACAGGTGCGGCAGGCGACACAGTTCAAATTGCAAATGGTACAGCAGATGTAAGCACATCATTTGGTATAACAGCAGGTACTTACTATGTGCCAGCATTATCAGTTGCTCCACACACTTCAGTACCAGCGTTCAAATCAACAGATTCAAATCCAAGACCAACAGGCTCAGTTTGGTTAAAAACTACAGAGCCTAATTTAGGTGCTAAATGGAGTGTAAAAAAATGGAACGACACAACAAAATTATGGGAAACTGTAAGTGCTCCATTACATTCTAGCAACGAATCTGCATTATTCAATTTAGATAAGACAGGTGGCGGTGCAGGTTTGGCAGTAGGTGATTTATACATCAACTATGGCAATGGCACAACTGAAGTTGACCATGTTATTTTCAGAAGAGAATCTACAGGTTCAACAAAAGTTACAGGTACAGCAATATCTACGGGAATGACAGCAGGTAGTAAATCATTTACTATTCAAGAATCAATTGTAGGTCAAGAAGCATTAAATTCAGCAATCACAGTAACAAGCACATTAACTGGTGCGGCTTCAGATGCAGATGTAATTGCAGGTCAAATCAACGGCGCTGGATTTACAAACGTTAAAGCAAGTGTTGACTCATCAAACAGAATAGTTATCGAACACACAAAAGGTGGTGAGATGAAGTTTGTTGACACAGACGGCTCTTTAGCAGAAGCAGGTTTCTTACAAACAACAACTAACATGGGATATGAGCCAGGAACAGGTTCAGGAACAAATCCTAAACAGTACAGAGCAAGTAACTGGAAAGCATTAACTTATACTGCAAGTGCAACAGCAGTAACTTCATTAACAAATGATGGTCAACTATGGTACTCATCAATTGTAGACGAAGTAGACATAATGTATCACAACGGTACAACATGGAAAGGTTACTCAGCAGTAGCAGGTTCAGACCCAGCAGGTCCACAAGTTTCTGCAACTGCTCCAACTACACAGTCAGATGCATCAGCACTTGTTGATGGTGACTTATGGATAAGCACAGCAGACTTAGAGAACTATCCAACAATTTACAAATGGAATGGTTCAACTCTAAAATGGGTATTAGTAGACAAAACTGATCAAACAACTGAAAACGGAATTGTGTTTGCAGATGCAAGATTTGGTACAACAGGTGGAACGGCTTCGGCGGCTCCAGCAGGTACTATTGCAGATTTATTAGCAAGTGACTTCTTAGATGCAGATGCTCCAGATCCAGCATTATATCCAAAAGGTATGTTGCTATGGAACACAAGACGTTCTGGATTTAATGTTAAAAAATTTGTTAGAAATCATGTTGACACAACAGCAACAAACCCTAGACAGGGTGATGCAAGTATGTCAGCATACTATCCGCACAGATGGGTAACTGAATCGGCTAACCAAGCAGATGGTTCAGGTTCATTTGGTAGACACGCACAAAGAAAAGTTATTGTACAAGGTTTACAAGCAGAGATGAATTCTAACCAAGAAGTTAGAGATGATGAATCAAGAATATTCAACTTATTAGCAACACCTGGTTATCCAGAACTAATAGGCGAAATGATTTCACTAAACGCAGACAGAGGCTTGTCAGCATTTATAGTTGGTGACTCACCAATGAGATTAACACCAGATGCAACAAGTTTACAAAACTGGGCAACGAACGTTAACAAGGCTGTTGAAGATAACGACAATGGTTTAGTTACAACAAACGAATATCTAGGAGTATTTTATCCATCAGGATTCACTTCAGATAACTTCGGTAACAATGTTGTTGTTCCAGCATCACACATGATGTTAAGAACTATCGCATTAAGCGATCAAGTTTCTTTCCCATGGTTTGCACCAGCAGGAACAAGAAGAGGTGGTATCACTAATGCAAGTTCAACTGGTTATATCAATAGCGAAGGTGAATTTGTTTCAACAGCATTAAATGAAGGTCAAAGAGATACATTGTATACAAACAATGTTAACCCAATTACTTTCATAACAGGTGCAGGTTTAGTAAACTATGGACAAAAAACTAGATTTGCAGGTTCAAGTGCTTTGGACAGAATTAATGTTGCAAGACTTGTAATCTACTTAAGAAGTCAATTAAACAAACTAGCAAGACCATATGTGTTTGAACCAAATGATAAAATCACAAGAGATGAAATCAAGGCTCAAGCAGA